TGCAAGGTAGTATTTATCGTTGGCTTAATCCAGAACTTATTACAAAAGATACAATTACGATTAATTTTATCTTTACTGATTGGCGTAAGTTGGATTCTATGACTAATCCAAATTATCCACCAGCAAAATGCTTTTATAAGCAATATAAGTTATGGTCTTTAGCCGATACTGAAGCTTGGCTCAGAAACAAACTCAAACAACTGAATAAATACTGGCACATGCCTTTAGAACAAATTCCTTGTTGTTCAGAGAAAGAATTATTCTCTAAACCAAGTACTTTCAAGTACTTTAAAACAGGATATGCAGAAGGCAAGCGTGCTACTAAAAACTTTGATACAATGAACGAAGCTTTAGCATTTAGAGCTAAGAACGGATATCAAGGTGATGTTATTGAGTTTAAACCTGACCCATTTATGTGTCCGTACTGTAACCCAAATGAAGTTGCTCAAATGATGGCTACTTCTCATACCAAAAGCTTGGGGATTGCTTAAATCCCCATCTGCCTTTCAACAGAGGAAATTATGGATTATTCAAGTTTTACATATAATCCTTTAGTAGAAAGCATTGTAGAAATCCTTAGAACCAAGACTCAGAATAGTAATCCTACATTCTTCCGATTGCAGGCTAATTATTTTCTCTCTTTAGTTCCTTCAATGCTTGATATTAAAGTAGATACTCCCATTACTGGAGAAGTACCTATTAATATGTTTGCTGTTTCCGTAGCTAATTCTGGCTCTGGTAAAGGTTTTTCTACTAATCTATTAGAAGAACAAATTCTAGGTGAATTCCGAGAACATTTCATGTATGAAGTATTCCCTAAATTTGCTCAAAGTAGATTAGATTTAGAAGCTATTAAACGTGCCCAATATTTAGGAATCTCTCAGACAGAAGCTGAAGAGAAACTCAATAAAGAGTTTAAATCCTATGGTGCATTTAAATTTTCATTTAGTGAGGCTACTACACCGGCAATTAAACAGTTTAGAAATAAACTTATTCTGGCTAAAGCTGGTTGTGTAAATCTACTCATTGATGAAATTGGCTTTAACTTAGATAAAAACTATGAGCCATTGATTGCATTCTTAGAGCTATATGATAAAGGTCTTATTAAAGACAAGCTTACTAAGAATACGGAAACTTCTACACGTTACCAAGAACTTGTAGGAAAAACTCCAACAAACTTATTAATGTTTGGTACTCCATCCAAACTATTAGATGGCGGTGCAGTCGAAGAGAAATTCTTTGAATTACTGGAAGCAGGTTACGCTAGACGTAGCTTCTTCGCATCATCTACTAAATCTAGTACGATTACTGAATTTACACCTGAAGAATTATATCAACGCTTAACAGCAGTAAACCAAGATGCAGAAATCAAACGTATTTCTGGACAGATGGTACGCTTATGTCAAGCTGGTTTAATTGGTTCAGTAGTAACCGTACCAGAGAATGTCGCAATCGAATTGTTACGTTACCGTATTGATTGTGAGAATCGTGCTCAGGATATTCCTGAACATAAAGATGTTTATAGAGCTGAATTAGCACATAGATACTTTAAAGCTCTTAAACTTGCAGCAGCCTATACTTTCCTTCGTGGAAGTTTAGATATGTCTATTGATGATTTACATCAAGCTATTCGTTTTGCAGAAGACAGTGGTGAATCACTTCGTCAAATGTTAGAGCGTGAAAAACCTTATGAACGTCTTGCTAAGTTTATTGGTTCATTGGATGGTAAAGAGGTTACTCAAGTAGATTTAACTACTAACTTACCATTCTATAAAGGCTCTGTTTCAGCCAAGAATGAACTGATGAACATGGCTATTGCTTATGGCTATAAGAATAATATTCTTATCAAGAAGACATTCAGAGATGGTGTAGAATTATTTACAGGTGAAAGCTTAAAAGAAACAGACCTATCTCGAATCATTTGTGCTTATTCAGATGATTATGCAGAAGGATATGAAAATGTTGAAATTGATTGGGAAAACGATTTCGATACTTTACTTCCTGAAGGCGGTTTTAACTGGACGAACCATCACACTAAGAACGGTCATCGTTCGGAAAAAGATATGGAAGAAGGTTTTAACTGTGTAGTTCTTGATGTAGATGGAGGTATTAGCCTACAAGCAGTACAGAACCTATTAAGTGATTATGAATACATTATTCATACTACCAAACGTCATCAAGTCCCAGATGAAAATGGCGAAACAAAAGATAGATTCCGTATTATTTTACCGACTAATTATGTACTTAAACTAGATGCAGAAGAATTTAAACAATTCATGGAAAACGTTGCTCAATGGTGTCCATTTGAACTAGATGAAGGTACATTCCAACGTAGTCGTAAATGGGCTTGTACAACTGGTACTACTATCTATAAAAACTCAGGTCAATTATTTGATGTATTACCATATATCCCTAGAACCAGTCGAGAATCAGAATACCGTAAAGCTCAGGTATCTCTGCAAAACTTAACTGCTCTAGAGAGATGGTTCGCTTCTAGAATGCAAGATGGTTCACGTAATAATACCTTTGCTAAATATGGCTTTATGCTATTAGACAATGGCTTTACACCAGATGAAATTCTAGAGAAGTTATATCAATTAAATGATAAAATAGACAACCCATTGGATGAATCTGAGATTCAATCAACGGTGTTTACTTCAATCAAAAATAGATACAAGGAAATTTAATGTCTGCATATCACATCTTAATCGCAGGCTTAACCGCAACTGGTAAAACTACCAGTTTGCGGAATCTAGCCTTAAATCACCCTAATCCTAAATCTGTAGCTTACATTTGTTGTGAAGCCGGTAAAACCCCTATTTGGGCTAAACGTTTTACTACTACAACAGATGCTATTACTCATCCAGACCAAGTAGTAGAATTTTTTGCTGCAGTAGAAGAAATGCCTAACATCGAATATTGTGTACTTGATGGCTTTAACTTCTTGATGAAAATGTTCGTCTCTGAAGTTATCGACAATATGTCAAACACGCAGGTCGGCTGGGGTGACTATGCGAAGTTTATCCAGCGATTCATGCAACAAACAGTAGGTGCATCTTCTAAGAAATGGATTATTATTGCACATAACGAAGAAGAAAATGTATTAACAGGACCTAATACAGGCATGAAACAGTATCGTGTCCCATTACAAGGTTCTGAAGCTAAGAACGGGTTGGAAGCATGGTTTAACCATGTTATCTATACGACTAAAATCCCTACTGCTCTAGCTCAAAAATTATTAGATGAAGGCGAATTTGTTAATCCAGAACAATTCACTATCAGTCCAAATGAACGTAAAGCAAAATATGCTTTCGTTACTCAACAAACTGATGACTTCGCATTAGGAAGAATTCGTTCAGATTTCGGTACATGGGATTTGAACCAAACCTACATTGATAACGATATCCAACTGGTGATGAACCATTTTGATAAACTTATTGATGCACAAAACTAAAACTACGTTAATTATTAAGGAAAAAACATGTTTAATAACTTAAAAACAAACCAAGCAGCAATGGAAGAAAAGTCTGACCGTATTGGCGGAGGTTATCAACCACTTCCATCAGGTATTTATCAAGCTGAAATTGCTTATGCTTACGGTACTACTTCTAAGAATGGTGCAATGGGCTTAGTCGTTAAATTTAACATCTTACAAGATGGTAAAGACCCATATCCATACACAACTACATTCTGGTTGTCAGATAAAAAAGGTAATACCTTCTACTTAGACAAAGATGGTAATCCACATAACTTAGCTGGCTTTAACCAAGCTAACCACTTATGTGCATTAGTAGCAGGTAAAAGTGTATTAGAGATTCCAATGGAAACTCGTGTATTACAGCTTTATAACTTCGATGCTAAGAAAGAAGTTCCAACTGAAGTAAATGCAGCAGTTGCATTATTCGGTCAAACAGTAGCTCTTGCTATCAAACATATCCGTGAAAATAAACGTGAAAAATCTCCATCTACCGGTGAATATGAACCAGTAAATGAAGAACGTTTTACTAACGATATTGATAAAATCTTCGGTATCTCAGACGCAGGTGAAGCTTATACTTTTGATGAAGCTGCAAACGAACTTCCATTTGAATTTGCTGAAAAATGGTTAGCTCGCTGGAAAGACAAAACCGATGATAAATTCAAAGAAGTCAAAGGTGCTTCTGCAAAAGCTGGTACTACTCGTAAATTAGGTATTGGTTGATGTACACCTTAATATCGCCCCTTAGAACCAAAGAAATGATACTGAATTTGAACCAGTATAGAAATGCTCATTTCTTTAAACTGAACAACAGTAAGACTTCATATAAAGCTATTATGAAGGAACAGATTGAGCAATTACCTACGTTCAATAAAGTAAGTATTACTTATACTGTATTCTTTGGTTCAAAAAGAAAAACTGATATTTCTAATGTATGTAGTATCGTAGATAAATACTTCTGTGATGCATTAGTAGAATTAGGTAAATTACCTGATGATAACTATGATTACATACAGGAAGTGAATTACAGATATGGCGGTATAGATAAGGATAATCCTAGAGTAGAAATTACTCTAGCTTAAATAAGCCCCTTAGAAGCGATTCTAGGGGGTTTTACTTTTCACTCAACTAAGACTACTAATTATGGAAAAAACAGCTTTAGAGACGCAAATAGGCGGTTCTCATTATAAAAAATTTGAGTATCAACCTATCGAATTTTTTATGGATAATAATTTTAATGCTGCATTAACTTATGCAATGAAATATGTAAGCCGGTATCCAAATAAAAATCCAGACGATTTAGATAAAGCTTTGCATTGTATTGACCTATTTTATGAATGGGTTTACCAAAAGCTTAAAGCAAATGAAGCATATCCCGTAATTATTCCATTTTTTAACGAAATTTATCGCTTTACTAGTCAGTTTGAATCAATAATTTCAAATGCGTTATTGGCTATTATAGCGTGTAATGCGGATTATTTTAGAGCAATTCCTATAGAAGATAGAATTGGTCTTAAAGAACAGGTACCAGACTTTAGTCAATTACAATCTAATATAGCTAAAGCTAAAGTAGCTATTATGGAAGTAGGAAAATATTATGAAACTAGAACTTAAAGAACATGAAATTGAACAAGCTATTGAAACGTTTATCAGTAGCTTTGTAACAGGTCATCCTGTAAAAGTAAAAGGCTTTGACCTACAAGGTATGCGTAGTAAAGATGGTTTATCTGCTATCGTAGATTTTGATGTAGTAGGCGTATCTGATTTACGTGAAGTGAAGACAGAAAGCTCTAACGTTAAACCTACAAATACTGCATGGCGTGAAGAAGTACAAGATGAACCAAAAGTAAAACATGAAGAGCTTTCTGGTCAAGATTTAGAAGACTGGAAGAAATTCTTAGAACTACTTACTGATAATGCTCAATATAAAAACTATGATGCATTATTAGACTTAGTAGACACTATGTCTGAGTCTTTACAGCAACGTGCATCTTCGCACCCATTATATGTAGAAATGTTAGAAAATACAGACAAAGCTATTCAGTCTATTGCTGCAAATCAGTTATCTGAACCAGTACAAGATACTGAAGAGCCTACAGAAGAACCTATTCCTGAACCAGAAGTAGAACATGCAGAAGCTATTCAAGCTGAAAATGAAGCTACTAAAGTACAGGAAGAACCTAAAGAGCAACCTAAAAACTTCTTTGGTGCTCAATTAGGTGTAAAACCTTCTAACGTTGCAAATGTAAATCATACTACTGCACCTACTCGTAAATTATTTCCGGCTAAATAATGTGTAAGAAAGTAATAACCCTAATTGCTGTTATGGGGTTTGTACTTTTTGTATGTGCTCCATTAGTAGGCGTATTCGGTGTAACAATAGGTAGTATTATTGCTATATTGTTACTTGCATACTTATCTGAAAAATAACAATAGCCCCCTAACGGGGGCTTTAACTTTGGAGAAATTATGGAAATTATTATCTCAATCATTGTAGCTATAATTGCATCGCTTTTATTTACAGCATCCATCTTTGGTTTACCTAACTATATAACTTATAGACTTGATTTAAAACGTTATCGGTATACAGAGCCAGCTAAACTGCTTGGATTTAAAAAAGTTATTTTTAATACTGATTCCCCATTACCAGAAACAGAATCTTTTGAGTTAGACAATTGGAACTATTATCCTAACATTAGAAAGCTAACTAATTATTCAGAACAAATAGAGTTAAACCTATTTAAGTATGATACTGAAATCATTTGGCATTGGATTAGAACCCATAACAAAGAACTCAGAAAGAAAAAGTAATTCACCGCCTGTAGGGCATCGACACTAGCACCCTGTTAGCATATGCCCATAAACAAACGAAACGAAGTGGAGTGCAGTTTATAAGGGCATGCTAACTGCGGTGCTAGTACGAGATGACCGTGAAGGCATTGTACATATATACCACTTAAAATTTCGCATTAGTTTTTCTAATGTAAACCGAACTTCACATGAAAAAATTTCATGTTAAAAAATGTACAATTTTAGGGGTTTTAGACGTCTATACGGCTTGACAAGATAAAATTTAGATTTACACTACAAAGTGTTTTTTCTTTTCTCTTTTGTTGGTTTTCTCTTCTCTTTTTTAAACCAACATATAAATATTAATAAGGGTTTTATGAAACTTTCTATTAATCATATCTTACCTCATACTTACTTATCTTTTACTAAAGAAGACTTTAATAAAGAAGATTTTATTTTTATATTAGATTTAGTAACAAGTAAAACACTTTATTCATGTAATGTAGATGTAATAGGCATTATTGCAGCTATTGAAGAATGTATTTCTAAACCAGAAGTAATTCTTATAGTAGTTAAAATAGCTGATGCTAGAAATATAGATGTTATTGGTATACTAGAATAGAATATTTTTAAAGGGGTTATTGACCCTTTTATAAAGTGTTTTATAATGCACATGTCGAAAGACAAAATGTTTCATTCCATAATGAAAAATTAACGAAAGTTAAGTTGTTGTTGAAAGTCCAGTTGCTAGTCTGGTTAAAACTAGCACTCTTTATGGTAGGCATTGGGTATATATCCTCATGACTCTATTTAAATACCTCGCAGTATCTAGTGCCTACCCTAAAGAGTAATGCTTAAGTTAAACCCATTAAAGTGAAATGATTGGTAAAGATTTTCCAGACCGGCATTACTCTTTCTTATTAAGGAAATTATATGACACATTCTAGACTACAAAATTATAATACTAATTTAGGAAAACTTATCCTTGAAGATTACCTTACTCCTTTAAATTTAACTATAGGGGACTTAGCTAAAGCTTTAAATGTTCATCGAAATACAATCAGTGCACTTTTAAATGGTAAAGCATCTTTAACAACAGGTATGGCAATAAAGCTAGGTAAAGCTTTAGGTATTAGTCCAGAATTTTTATTAACTTTTCAAGTAATGCAAGATATTCGTCAATTAAAAAACAATAAAGTATTTCAAGAAGAGTTAGATAATATTGAACCATTAATTAAAAAATGATGCTCCGTTAGTCTAAAGGATAGGCATCTGTCTTCTAAACAGATTAATATAGGTTCGAGTCCTATACGGAGTGCCATCCTAATATGTATTTAGGGTATATATCAGGATGGCTTATGTCATCATAATAGTGTTTTTTTTTTGATGGTAACCAAAGTCCCTAGAAATAGGGGCTTTTTTAGAGATACCTCCACTCGCCTTTACTTTGTTCATAGAGTGTTTCCTTTATCTGGTCAGAACAATCAGATTTGAGGTATCTCTCAAAAAGGTATTTCCTTTGGTTTGGCATACTAATATTGTTTAACATAGCCACGTTAGTATGTCCTTTTTATTCTTTTTAATGGTATACTAGCCTCCATATCATTAAAAATTCGGTACTTACTACCATTCATGCCTAGGATGATAAAAGTAAGAATCTGGGCTGCAACCCAGTGCTCCGACAGTTTGCTGGTTCTGTTCATAAAAAACCAGCACCTTTCATTAAACCAGCCATGGTTTAAAGACACAAGATATAGTGGATGTGGAAAATAACGTATTTATGTTTGTGTTTGTGGCTGGTTTAAGAAGGGTAACCTTCACTCTTATTTTTCAGTAAACTAAATACCCCCGAGAAATCGGGGGTATTTTTATTATTTAAGCAATTCTATTAATCTTGCTATATAGTGAGATTCAAACCCATCAAGTAAATGGTTACTGGTTTGATAAGAACCAAACGGTAGCACATTTCCTATCTCTAAATATTGACTTGGAACAGTTTGGTAAATACCTAATGGGTCTAAACCAGATTTAGATACTAATGAATCAGAACTCATAATTGCAGCAGTTCTTAAAAAGTTTCTTCTGAAGCTTCTTAAGATAACTTTCTGAATACCTAGTTTATAGTTCAAGAACCAAGTTAAACCGGTCGCATTCATCCAATCAAAGAACGCACCTCTATTAGCTGAATAGTTAATAAACTCTTCTCGAATTACATTCATCGCATGATATTCTGATTTACCTTTACGAAGTAAATGTTTATACAGAGCATACTTAGCAACAAAGTCACCATAGTCTAGAGTCTTAACGAAGAAGTCATGAGCTTTAGAATCTTTTTTCAATAAAACTGATTTAACAATTTCAGGTGTATTGTTATAAACAGTATTCAATCCAAGTTTACTTTCTAATTTTCCTAATCTAGAAGTATCTTCATCTTGGTCATCTCCAATCTCTAAAGCAGTAATTGAAGTTAAAATACCGCCTTGAACCAAACTATGTACAGGTGAATTCTTAATTAAATTATTTAATTGATTCTGTTTAGCTTCATATTTCAATTTAGCTGCACTAGATAATCCACCTTGTTTGAGTAAGAAATTGATTTTATCCAATTCATTCATATATTTTTGATACTGAATAGCGTTGGTATAACCTTCTTTCATCAGTTTAGGAATTTCCACCGGATTGATTCCCCATTGAACCAAGTGTAATACGTTAGATAGTAAGTTACCTAATGGAACAATTAAACTTCTATTTAAGATATAGTCTTTAGATAGAGAAGTAGTTTCTTTAAGGTATTCTTCCATTACTCTAATAGCTTTAGCTGGAGCAATTCCTGCAATACCACCAAATACATTTGCAGCACCTCTAATTGCTACTTGCACTGGTTCAGGGAAATAAGACTTACCAGTAAACACATCAGATAACCAAGTTTCATGATAACCAAGAATGTTATTTACTTCCTTAATAGGAATATATAATCCACCTTTTTCATCAATATAGTCTTTAATTTCTTGAGGCAATGTATTGTAGATAGTTCTAATTTTATTCTCGAACTGTTTATCTAGATTTGTGTTACCTTTGATTTTGAAATCTGAAGTAATTTGAATAAACTCTTGTTTATTCTTAGCAGTATTATAAATATCTGCAAGAATATCCACATATCGTTTATTTTCTCTAGACGCTACCATTTCCTCTACTAAACGACCTGATATATTAGCCAAAGATTCATAACCTTGTTCTCTACTTGGAACTAGATTATCTGCTATTTCATAAGGTACAGAAGCCTCATAACGAACTACTTCACCTTGTTCATTTATTATCGGTTGGTAATTAGAAGTTGCAATTAGTTTATTGTAATAGTCTGGGTCATTTAAAGCTCTAACTAATTGTTTATCTGCTGCAGCTACAAGATTAGCTGAATGTTTTTTTCCTAGTTCAGTAGAAGTAACACCTTGAATAGAATAATCATTAGTATTTACTCCATCTGAAGAAAACTCAGTTAAAGCAAACATACCAGTCTTATATCGATTAGATAAAGCACCATCAGTACTCATTACAATCTCACCATTTGCTAATTTAGCTTTTTCTACATAACCTAATTTTTTAAGTCTCATATAACTTTCAGTATCATTTTCTTTAACAATCTGTAAATCATAATGAGGGTCTTTTTTACCTACTACATAACCATCTCTACCAAGTAAACTACGTTGAGCTTCAGAATGGATACGTTGGCTATTTAACATTAGTTTATGTAAAGCAGCTTTTTCTTCTTTTGCATAATTTACGATTGCATCTTGGTCTTCTTTCGGTAATCCATTAAAAGATACCAATGCAGTTCTTGCAGAAATTACATCATTTAACTTATCACTAAAGCTATTAGTTAAAGTAAATTTTAATACTCCATTAAGCTGTTTAAGTGAACTAATCATTCGGGAGTTCGGCATAATATTATGTGTATGCTGAGATTCCATTGATTTAGCTTCATTATCACGTTGTAAATCCGCTAAACCATTAGATTGCCACATTAAATAGTTATAGATTTGGTCTTTAACTTTTGGAGTAGCAATAACTTCAGTGTCAATTAATTGTTTAATTTCATTACTATAATCATTTAATTTATCATTAATAAACTGAGAGTCATTTAATAATGCAAAATCATGACTGCTTGAAGAACTATGTGTAAAGTATCCATGAAGATTTGTCCTAAACATCTTATGAATAAGTTTATTTTGTTCATCTGATGGTTTGTTTTTAAAGAACTCTGATAAACCTTTTTTAGTTACTCCACCAACACGTTCACGTACTTTATCCAAGTTAGTTAAATGTTCATTATGCAATGCATGAATACGATGAGTATCTTCACGTTCACCTAGTAACCAAGACATAAATGTACTTATTGCTGTAGTACGTCCTTTGTTTGATACATCATATCCTAAGAATAAATCAATTAATTTACCCACAAAAGTAGATTCATCTTCTGGTTTACCTTTTTCATTATAAGTTAATCTATCTTTACCAGATAACCCTACTGAAGCTACAGCTCCGATTACATCACTAATTTTAGAACCTTTACCAAATACTTCATAAATTTTGTTTAAAGTCTCTACATCTCTATCATTTGCTTTTTGTTCTTCAATTCGTCTATCAATATTCGCTGCATTTTTTAATGCATTGCGTACATCAATTTGAGCCAAAGAATGAGCAAGACTATTGATACTTGCAGGGTCTTTATATTGAGCAAACAAATCTAATAGTTTTTCTGATTCAGACGTACCTTTTAACCATTTATGTACAGCATTACCTTTAAGACTTACACCTTTAGCAGTATGTTTTAACATCTCTTTTCTAAATGTTTCATTGGTTAAAAGTAATGCTAGTCCGTGGTCAGTATCTTTAGTGAATACTGCTGAGAATCTATCTTTAGCTTTTCTAGATTGACCCATGAATCTAGTTGGAGAAATCTTCTCAATTACAGCTTGCATTAAATTATTGCCTTGTTCTAAACCAGATACATTACCTAAAGAACGATTAATTTTAAGTAACTTATTCATTAGAACAAATGCTACTTCTTCCCCATCAGTAACTTTAATACCTATAGAACGTAATCCGGCTAAATAATTTTTAGCTTCAGCGTCTATATCATCATCAGTATACGTCGCCAATTGTTGAGGGTAATCTAGTGTATCCCCTAATTGAGAAGTAGATACTGTAGTCAGTTCTTTAACTGATTGTTTAATAGTAGTAGTTAAATCATTTAAGAAATTCTTAAACTCACTGCTATTATTTGACCCCTGAATCATTGCAGTCATGTTAGCTAAATCTTTATAAGAAGATAAAGCTTGTTCATTTGTGCCTGATTTATTTGAAGCCAATGCTTGAATATAAGTTAAACCTTCTACTAAAGAACTTCTTGCAAAATCATCACTTGGTTTTACACCAAACATCTTAGAGATGTTTGAATGAATCTGTTTAAAGAAATCTAATAGAGTATTTAGAATTTTCTTAAACCCTCTATTAGTAGTAGTTTTCGCAAGTAATGCAATAGAATCTGCTTCAGTAAAGCTATATGCTGTAAATTCTTGTAAAGCTTCATACTTAAGATTTTCTTTTTGCTCTTGGCTCAAATGTTTAGTTGCATCTTCATCAAAAGCAAAGAGTAAATTTGTTACACTTGCTTGGATTTTGGATACTTTAAGGTATGATTGTTTTAAGTTAGGTGAAGTTGTATTGCTTAGTTCATTAAATAAATTTACGGTATCTTTGTTAGATAACTTAGTATTTAAAGCTTTAGCAATAGAAATTATTTCACCGATTGCAGCTTTAGTTTTACTATCTGCTTTACCAGATGCATATTTAGAAAAGCTATCTGCTAACACAAAGTGTAACAACTCATGTAGAGCTTCTACATTAGTAATTCCTTTAGGTAGATATAAACCTTTATTCGGAATATACATCGCTTTACTTTGAGCAAGTTGTTCACTAAGTTCAGGATGAGATTCAAGAATTTCTTCTTGGCTCAATAAAGGAATCTCCATATTTACAACTAAAGGTTTAATAATATTTACCAACGCTTTGTATGTTGTATCTTGTGTAGAATTACCTTCTGCTTTTTCTAAATCTGCCATAACTTTGCTAAGAGAAGTAGTATTAACACTATACGAAGCATCTTTATTTAGATGAAGTGTAGCATATTGTTTAAGGTACTCATCTTTATAAATCTTAGAAAGCTCTTCATTTGATTTAATATAATTTGCCAAAGCATCTGTAGAAGAGATTTGGTTATCAATTAAATCTTTAATAATAGTGTTTGCTAAAGCAGATTCTGTATTTAAAGTTACACCTCTAGATGAACCAGCAAATTGATTATACTTAATCGGTAATTGTTTCAATACAGCCATAGTTGCTCTATGTGATGCTACTTCAGAAGCTTTTTTATCCATAGCTGCAGTAAATAGCTTATCTAAGCCTCTTACACGAATAGAAGTGATAGCTTTATTTAAGTCATCTATATCAATAGATAATACTTCTACACCTTGTATTTGGGAGTCTAAAGGCATTCTTAAAACTCTATTTACTGTATCAACAGTTTTATCTAAACCTTTAAGCTCTAAACCGGATTGTTTAATAGCTTGGAAAAGTTTTAATGCATTTACACTTTGTTTATCTAAGTAAGTTCTGTTACCTGATTTTATTAAGTGATTTTGTAAGTTGTAAGAGTTATTCATAAACTTAGCTACTTTCCATAAATCACTATTGTTATACATGTTCCATAATGCTTCCATTACAGAATATGATTGATGACCCGCATAAGAAGCTTCGTTTAAATACTGTCCTATAGCTTGAGCAATCGCTGCTAAAGCATCACCACCATCAAATACGTTAAGGAAAGCTTTACCTTCTTTATTAGCTCGTTTCTGAGCATCTGCTTGAGCTTTAGATTCAACAGATACAACAGTATTTGTAAATGTACTTGCCCCTGCTTGTTGATACTCTTTAATTTGAGTAGAAATTGTTGCAGATAAAAATTCAACTGTTTGTCTATTTTTATAGATAGAGCTAATAGAAGTCTGTCCTAACTGTTGAGTATTAGCAGTTTTAATATTAGACATACCGGTATGAACCAATGAATCTAATAAAGAATTATTTTGAGAGAATGCAGTAGCAACTACAGGAAGATTCTCCATAGTTTTTAGAATATCTTTATATTCTTTTTTAGTAAGCCCATCATAACCTTTTGGATTAACTACGGTAGCCTTACCATTTTTATATACCGCCCATCCTTTAGCTAAGTTTCGTTCTGAAATCTTATCATCTACTTTTTTCAAGAATTCATCATGGAATACTTCAAACATTGGGTCAGTAAATGCTAAGAATTGTGATGCAATATTTAAAGCTTCACCATAAATCTGTTGAACTGCTGAATTTAATAAACTAGCTACACCAGATTTTAATGAATATTCCACACGATACTTATTATCAAATGACATATTTAACATGTCATTAATCATTTCTTTAATGTCTGGAATTGTATTTAAGAATTTACTCATAGATTCTTCTGATTTTAATAAACCAGTTAAATCAAATTTCATTTCCTTATCATTAGGGAAATATAAAGTAAATTCTGTAGGTAATGCATTTGTAGAATAGGCTAGTGTAATAAACTTATTCCAGTTACGAGTAAATGAAGCAATATCATTTGAACCAGTATAAAGCTTATTAGCGAGTGAGGTTAAATCACTCATTACGTTCTTAATTAACTGTTGGGCGATACCATTTAATTTACCACCATAAGTAGCTGGAGTAACACCAGCTTTAGCAAATGCACGAGAAATCTCTGCTACAATTTCATTAACATATTCACCAGTTGCTACAGCACTTGCATCTGAAATAGATAAACCTAATAAACTTTCTTTTGTGTTAGCATCTTTTAAAGAACCAGATAAATCTAAAATAGAAATTAAATTAATAGAATCTAATACACCTTCAAGAGCTTTAATACTGTCTAATAAATAAGAACGAGTCTCTTCATTTGCATCACCTAGTTTATCCTCAATCATCTCAATAGCATGGTCAATTCTAGCTTTACCATCTTCTTGGATAAACTGAGGAATACTATCAATATTATGTGGTACATATTGATTTAGAATAGTAAGACCATTATTGATAGTAATAAATGCATCTTGAATACTATTAGCCATAACATTAGATACATCTTCATAAACATCTTTAGGAATATCAGATGAAAGCTCTTTACTGAAAATTTCTGCTGAACCTTCTAAGTTACTAATTACTGTTTCTAAAGATACAGATGGGTCTTGTTCTACAACTTTTTGATATGCTTCTGCAATTCTATCTGTAGTAATTACACCGGTTTTAAGAAGAGATTTAAGCATATCTCCAGAAAGAGAAGTATTAAATTGCATAACAATATTATGCATACCATTGCCAATACCATCTGCTTCTAAAAATAAGTTAGATACGAATGGTTTATTAGAATCTGTATTCATAAAGTTATTGTAAGTCATCAATGCTTTAATAGCTCTATGACCACCATTTCCATATTCTTTTTGGAAAGCTTTAGCAATTTTTCTAGTTGCAGCATCATCTTTTACAGAAGAAGATGTAATTAGGTTAAGCATATCTTGGTTTACTGGTAATGCTAGTACACTATCAAGCTCAGAGAAAATCTCATTTAAAGATTTTTTCTCAATCTTAACACCTAGTGCTTGAGCCAAAGATAAGCTAAACATTTTTACATTATCATCTGCAGTTCTAGAGAATTGTCCTAGACTGTTTCCTTGTAAATCTGGTTTAGTAAATGAATATTCAATTTCATTACCATCTTTATCACGTTGAATCAAGTTCATAGATTCACGATGAAACTTGATGTTTTGAGGGTTTACAGAAGACTTCATATTTACACGACTGTTAGTCATGAGTTCATATAAACCTTTAAAACGAATATCTTTTAATGCTTTAGCACCTAGAGCTTTACCTTGTTCAATGATAGCTTGAAGTTTTTCTTTTGCTCTATACAACTGTTGAGCTTTAGAAGTAGCACTTGCTCTAGCTTTTTCAGTCATTTCTTCGTTTTCATCAAAACCATCAGTAGCTAAATCATAGATATTTCCTAATTTATCCTGTAAATCTAAGAATTCGGTATCTAATGCCCATTCTTGATTGTTATAGACATTTAGAGCATCTTTAACTTCTTGGTTATTACCAGAAGTAAACTCAGTAGCTACATGTTTATTTTCAGCCGTAAGAGTTCCAATATTATCTTTAAGACCTACGATTTGATAATCATTGCTTACAGTATTTACGCCTAAAACTTTATTTACTAATTCAGTATTAGCAAACTTAACCATATCTCGCAGCAATGGATTGTTTTCAAGTTTACCCCAATTAACTGCTACAAATTTATATGAGTTTACTGGTTCAGGTTTTTTATCTGAATTAGTTGGAATAAATTGATTTACTTGTTGAGTTTTAAGTACACCTTGTTCTTGGATAAAGTTTAGGGTTTCTACACCTAAAGATGTAGCAATAGCTTGGTATAACGCTGTATTTTGTTGGTTAGATTTAACCCCTAAGAATTGAATACCTTTAGTACCTATTTGAGATACTAAATGATTTTGGTTAGAGCCAAGAGAACTTACATCCAACTCTACTTTTTTATTTTGATACGAACCATTAGATGTATCTAATACTTCTAATGAGTATCCTTGACCAAATAAGAAATCTTCAGTTTCTTTAGTATTGGCTGAAGTAAGATTATTCATGGTTTGAAGTCCATTTAAGACATTAGATGTCATTAACTGAACCAATTCTTTAGGAATAACTACAGCAGTTTTACCATCTTCATCAGTATTTAACTGTAAGAAATTATAAATACCTGAGATACCTAAACCATAAGACTGTTTAGAAGGGTCTTTTAATAATTCCGGAACAGATTTATATAAATGGTCTTTTACAGCTTTAAGCAATGCTGCAGTATTATGAATAAACTCAATATCTTCATCAGAAGATAATCCAAGAGATTTAACTAATTCTGAGCTATCCCCGCCTTCAGCAATATTTAATAAATCATCATAGTGAGTAGTAATTACTGATTCTTTGATGTTATTAATACCTAAATCTTTTAACTCTGATTGGTCAAAAGAAATACCTTTATTACGGTACTCTAACGCTAACCACATAGGCATAGTGTGTTTATCACCATTAACCATATATGAATATTCTTGGTTCATGCTAGGGTCAGTTTTAGCGTAATTTGCAGTAGTATCTGATATCCATTTTTTATTTGCAGGTGTCTGTAAATTTTGATGGATAAGACTAATTAGTTTATCTTGATTATCTTTGTTTAATGCAATACTAGATAAACTTTCATTAGTAGCATATACATTTACTTTAGAAGAAATGCTTGATGTAATTTCATCTGCTACTTGATTTAATAATTTAGTTTTTTCGCTAGTAATTACTCTAGGTCTACCGTTCACTGTTTCAAACAATTTAACATCTTTAGGTAAACTTTGAATATTCTGAACCAATCTATTAAATAAAATATTACCTACAACCCAATCTAAGTCATCTTTGAGCATCGTTTCAATAAATTTAAGATTATTCTCATTGAATATACCTTTATTTTTAAGGTTATTAAGTAATGTCTTAAAGTTAATAGCTTTATTTTTAGTAGCATAATCTACAATAGCAGAGAACATAGGTAATGCCATTGCTTTAAATTCTTTAGATACTTTAAGCAATAGGTTTTCCAAGTCTGGTTCAGATAGTTTAGCTAAATCTTTTTTGATTTCTTCATTACTTTCTGGATGAAATTCATCAACTAAATTATAGAGAGCTTCATTAGAAGAACTAGATTCCGGAGTAACTTCAATAGATTCAGTATTTACTTGAGCTTCTGGTTCATCAGTTGCTTCTTTTGTACCAGATACTTCATCATCTTCATCTTTATCTTCATCTTGAGGAGCCGGTTTAGTTTCTTCTGCTGGTTTATCAGCTTTAACATTAGTTTCTTCCGTAGCATTCTCTGTAGTATCTTCTTTATTTTCTTTAGTTGAAGTTACTGGTTCTTCTGCTACAGGTTCCTCTGCTTTAGTAGTTTGAGTTGGTTCGGTAGTTTCATTAAAACTAAACATTTTAGTAGCAACATCTGTAGCAAAGTTTAAAAATTCATTTTGAATACGTCTAACAGCTTTTGCATATTTTTCAGCTTGCTCAACAGAAGTAAATTTACGATGTTCACCTGATTGTGTTAATTGAGATTTAGTATCTTCATTATCAAAGGTGTAACCATCAGGATTAAATTTACCGTCTAGAATATCATTACGCATTTGTTTAAGCATATTCTGTACAGCAGCAGCTTTACCTGTCTGTGAACGAATAAATTTAGATAAAGCTAATCTACTATTGGTAGATAATTTACCATTGTTTAAGACTGCTTCTTTAGCATAATGTAATAACCCACGATTTACTTTACCTTTATATTTTGAACCAAATAATTGTTCCTGTAAGGTAACTGCTTCTGCAGGTGAAATATTATTAGTATTTAAACCTTTAGTTACTTTATCCATTGCTTTAAATAGAGCACTAAAGTTGATATTAGATTTAATACCTTTAGCTTCTAAATCTTTATGTAGAGCTTCTAGTTTTTTAATACTATTCAAACTAGATTTAAGATGTTCAACTTCTTTACCTAAAGGAATTTCTTTATCAAAACTAAGTTTCTTAATGTGATTAGTAAGAGAAGCTGTTACATCATCTTTAGAATAATCTTTACCTTTAACAGATACAGTATCACCAGATACCTTAATATCTTCTGGGTTTACATCGTCTAAATTCAAACTAGATAATGCAGTAGGATTCACAGAATCTTTTTCATGAGATTCAGTAGAAATAGTAGAATCAATTCCTCTAAATTGAGCATCTTTAGCAGCGATTTGAGCATCTCTTTTATTTAAAAGAGAATCCTCCAAGTCATTAACCATATTGTTATAGTGCATGGCTTTTTCAGCTAAAGAAGCTTTAGATAGTTTAGATTCAATAGAAGCTAATTGAGCATCAGATACACCACCTGCTTTAAGAGTATCAATACCCATATCAATAAATTTTTGGAAACCTTCTTCTGTATCAGAACCTTCACTTTCAGCAAAGTCATCTAGAGCTTGTCGTCTAGATATTACATCTTTAAGCATTTTTGTTGTTTCTGTAATAGCAGATTCATATTTATCATCTAATTTAGCATTTTGGGCATTAATTTCATTTAAGCGAGTTTGTTGCTCTGGAGTAAGTTCTTTACCAGCAATAGCTTGAGATACAATGCTAGACGCTTCTTTTTGAGATTCTCTAAATGATTTAGAATCTTGCTTAATCTCATCTGAAGAAATACTTCCATCAAATGCTTCTGCAGTATTTTTAGTTTTCTTATTATCTAAAACTTCATTACGAATATCTTTAAGTTTATTAATACCAGCTTTTTTAGCTGAACCAATCAATTCAGGTGTGTTAGTAAGAGTAGTTGTAGCACCACCAGTAATTGCACCATATAAACCAGATGACAATACATCTCGTGATTCATCTACAGCTTTGTAACCTAGTGCATTATTGATAGCTAGATTAGAATATAGTTTAGGTGAAGAAGCTTCACCAAATTCTTGTGCAGCATTTGAACCAACAGAAATACCAAATGATTTAGCACGTTCTTTAATAGTTGCTAAAGATTTACCTTTGAATAATCTATCAAACAGTTTACGTTCAGCATTAGAGAATGCAGCACCTAGAGTAGCAGAGGAGAAGAATGCACGAAGCATAGCTTCTTCACCAGCTTTATTTGCTAGTACTTGTTTAGCATCATCTACAGTGATATCAGGATTCTCTTTCTGTAAATCTTTAAAGCCTTTAGATTCTTTAAATGATTTATCATCTTGGTTCAAGATAAATGAAGCTGCATCACTATAAGCAGGTACACCATTCTGAGCACCAGAGCTTACAGTTTCCCAACCAGTAATAATTTTACCGGAATGTTTTTGAGATTTACGAGCAAACACTGCATCAATATTTTTCTTAGCAACTTCCTGAGCTTTAGCAAATTCTGGAGTAGCTTTAATAGCATCTTCAGTAAGTTCAGTTTTAGCTTTTTGTTCAGCAATATACTTAGCTTCTTCTTTAGCAAGATTAGATTTAATCTTATCTTTTGCTAAAGCTTTTGTTACAGCTTTTGTACCTGAAGTGATGCCTTTTGCTACACCAAGAGTTGCAATAGTACTTGGAACTTCTTGAGCAATTTCTTTAGTAACTTGATAACCATCTGACAATACGTCTTTAACTTTAGATAATTCTCTGCCAACAGTATCTTGATTAACTTCTGAACCACGAAGACCATTAATTTTCTGTTGAGCAATTTTTTTATCGTATTCCCAATCAGTAAGTTCTTGTCTTGCAGCAGTAGCTTCATCAGATAAACGTGCAGCAGTATTTCTGTACTCATCACTAAGGTTATTTAATTTATTAGATAAGCCTTCTGTAATAGCTTTAGTCTTCCCACTTTCAGATGAACCAGTAAGAGATTTAGCAGTATAGTTAGCCCAGTCTAATAAAGCAGCTTCTTCACCTGCTGCACCTAAACCAACAGAAGCAGCATTACCAAATACAGATGCAGCACTATCACTGTACAAACCAGTTTTAGCTAATTGGTTTGCAGCATAACCTTGTTGGCTTAGAATATAATCTCTAAGTTCTGGTTTACCTGCATATAACTCAATAACTTCATTTCGGCTAAGATTATGAATAGCATTTTCTAAATCTTCATCAAAGAAACTAACTTTGTTTAATGGGTCAGATTTAGACGCAATATGGTTCTGAATACGTTCTAAACTATCTTTGTTTTTGATTTCAGTTTGAATCTGTCTACTCTGATTAACCTGATTTTCATCTGCACCAGACGCAATAAGAAGCTCATCACGCTTCTGAGCATCTTGAGCTAACTTATCCCCTAAGATAGCTTTATTTCTTTCTGTAGCTTCTTCTAAGGATGATTTACGTTGCTCATACGCAGTAGGTGCTGTTGGAGTAATAGCTCTTTGTTTTGCAATACCAATATTTGTCCAAGAATTACTATCAAATTGAACAGGCTCTAAAGCCTGTTCTCTTTCATCAATAGCATCTGATGTATCAGTAATGCTCCCCATATTATTCCAGTTAATAAATCCAGCCATAAGCTTCTCCATTAATTAATAGATTTGAGTTTAGATTCAAGGTCTGAAGTTAGTAAATCTTTATCTTTCAGTTCTTTACGTAATCTATCTGCTTCTTTCTTTAATGTAGCAGTATTTACTTTACTTTGAATCAATGTTTTAAGTTTTTCCGCAGGTAATTCTAACAGAGTATTTCGGATTTTATCTAACTCTTTTTCATCTAAATCAGTAGGAACTTTATTACCTAAAGCCACATAAGCTTTAATTTGAGTAGCAGTATCTAAAGTACCCTCTTCCAATAAAGCTTTTAATGTATCTGCAGGGAATCTTTCTGCAGCATCATTGATAGCAGTATTAGTTTCAGCAATATCAGCTTTCTGTTTTAAATCTTCTACTGCTTGTTTAGCTTTAACTTCAGAATCTACTTTACGATTAATAGCATGCTTAGATTCTACATATTCTTTACCGTAAGCATTTCTATCAGAAGCATCTACAGAAGCTGCTTGTCCAATAGGAATTATCATATCTAATCCACTAACTTTATTATCATTTACTTTCTTAACATCTTCTACTTGACGGCGAAGTTCTTGAAGAAGTGAAGGGTCTTTATCTACATTTTGAATTAAATCATCAATAGCACCATATTCATCATTTTCAAATGGATTAAGTATACCGTTAGCTTCACGAGTACCATTTGATGTAACACTGTTGATAATACGCATTACTTCTTTTGGCTCAAATCTATCTAAAAGCTTAACTGCACGTTCTTGTAAATCATTACCGTCAAACCAACCTTGTTTAGCATATTTGTCTTGTTTAAGAGCTTCAATAACATCGTCTTTAGTTTGATATTTAGCATCATCTTTTGAATACTCACTATCAGTTAGAGCATACTTAAGAATATTTCTTGCTGGGTCAATATCATTTGGATTATTAGTATGCTTGATACCAAAAATATCATTTAAAGCTACTTGATGTTCTTGGTTAAGGGCTTCTTTACGTGAAGCCATTTTTCTTTTCCAATCAGCTAAACCTACTTGAGTTGTTGGAAGTGTAACAGGTTGAATATTACTGCCAGTTTGTTTATTAAAAGCTTTAATACTATCATTAAGATGAGCTTCTAATAATGCTAGATTTTTCTTACCATCTGCAGAATTTATATCAATATCACCATTAATTAACTTATTATAAGTAGGCTGTAATGCTGGAGGAATAGTACTTCCAACACGTTCAGTAAAGCCAGCATCAGCAAGATTATCTTTAAACTCATCTTCTGTTTTTGGTTTAGTAGCTTGTGCTTTAGGGTTTGTAGCTATTTGAGCTGCACGTTCTGCAATACTTGTTACACTATTAGGAACTTCTTGGTTCAAGGCTTGTTGAGCTGATACAGCTTCTTGAGTAGGTTCTACGGAAGCTGTTGGATCAGTTGAACCAGAACCAGTAGATGGAGCAATATCAGTAGGAAGCTTTGGTGCATACTTACCACCATTAACAATTTTACTTGAACCAAATATATCAAGTTGAGCTTGTAATAAATTAGTAGTTTGACCTAATGCTTCAATGTTAGCTTGTAGTTTGAGATAAGTAGGGTCTTTTGCTAAAAGAGCTTTTGATACTTCAGTTTTACCATTATTAGCAAAAAAATCATTTTCATATTTTTGAGCTTCGACTTGTGCTTTTTGGAACTCAAGTTGTGAATTAGCAAACTTACCGGCAGTATCTGCATACTTGAGATTAAAATCTTTATTATTCTCTTGAGCTTTATAGACACTATTTACTAAGTCAGATTTTTGTTTATTACTAAATTTACCTGTATTTAACTTAGCTTGAGCAGCTTCAATATTTCCAGTAAGAATATCATTCTGGATTTCAGACATAAGTGCTTTCTGTTCTGGTGAATAGTCTAATAAACTATCTTTAGCAGAAGCACGTTTTTCTGTATCTGTTGCCCATGTAGCTTTTGCTTCATTTAATGCTGCTAAATCTACTTGTCCACCAAATTGATTAAGAGCATTTTGAGCATTACCAATGCCTTGTGCTTGTAATTGGTTCATTGCATCAAGACTATCTGCATCATGCATTTTGCTAATAATTTGTTGTGTATTCTGGTTACGATTCCATTTTGCAGTTTCGTCAGAACGTTTTTGTAATTTGTCAGTAAAGTCTTCTACATTTGAACCAATACCAAAAAGGGTTCTAACATAATTATTTACTGCACTATTTGCATTAGATACTGCACCATTAAGAGCAGAACCATCTACATTTGACCATTTAATTTCAGCCATACTAACCTCTATTATTTAAATAATTAGCCCATCCACCAAGTTGAGCTTCTCTACCACGAACGTTTGCATAAACTTCGTTAGCTTTATTACGCCATAAATTAGCAAATTCAGTAGCACTCATATTAGCTCTACCACCATTGGCTTCAATAACATTTTTATTAATCCAAGCTACATCTTTATTCTTCCATTGGGAAGTTTTCTTTAAAGCTTCTGCAGCAGACAAGTTAGGATTTTTTAATAGAGCTGTTGCTCCGCCTAAACCTTGTTGATGGAATAAATAAGCATTTCCTACATCAAATGTAATACCTTGTTTACGAGCATATGCTTCATTTGCTTTATATAATTTTAAAGCTTCACGAGTATTATATTCTGGGTCAGCCCATTTACTATGCTGAGATTTACTGATTTGATGTAAACCACCATAAGCACTATTTGCTGCATTAGGGTCAAACTTAGACTCGATATATGTCATAGACAATAATGTATTAGGGTCTACACCTTGAGCTTGTGCTTCTTTAACAATCATTGGAGCATACTTATTAAAGTTTTCTCCATAGAGTGCAGAATATTTACCTTTATTTGGAGTACCTGCTACTACATTAGAAATAGATGATGCTACAGATGAAGGTGATACTTCTTGTGTAGGACGGGATAATACATCTTGTTTATTTGATGCAAGAGCACCTAATGCACTTGTTTGTTCTGTTGGTTCAATATCTAATGCAGATAAGGCAACGTTATTCTTTGCTGTATAATATTCTTCGGGGGTAATGAATCTACCCCCAAAACCTTGTGTAATATCTATTTGTTGTGGAGCGAGTTGTTTAGACTGAGCTAAAGCTGTTTCCATAACTGAACCAAATCCACCTTCAATAGGTTTCCACTCGATTGCCATTAGTAAGTTTCCTCTGCTTTTCTTGCATCATATTCACGACCTAATGTACGTTTAGCTGAACCAGACATACCTACAAAACCTCTACCAGATTGTTGGTTTCTAAGGCTGTTATTAAACGATTTAGCTTGCATTTTATAGTTAGCTCGTTGTAAAGCTTTTTGCTCTTCAAATGCTTGTTGAGCAAGCTTAGTTTGTTTATGTTGTTGATATGCACCCCATAAACCTAAACCTAAGTTAGCACCAAAACCAGCCCATTGTAGTCCTGTACCACCCATAAAGGTTCTATTACCAAATTGGTCAGTACCTGTACCACCAAATAAACCACCACTATTAGATGCACCGTTTCCTTTTAAATCTGCTCCAAAACTTCTAGAAGCAAAGTTATTTAAATCTGTATTAAGCTGATTTTGGGAAACCGTTTGCAAATAGTTTCCAGATTGTCCACCAATAAAATTATTTGCAACATATTGCTGTTGTTCAGGGGATAATTTACTCCAAATATCTGTCTTACCTAAATTAGATAATAGTGTATTGTTTCCTGAAATATCTAAATTGATACTTGTAGTATCCCCAAATAAAGATGGAGTAGTTGTTCTGTTATAAACACCTGTTAAAGGGTTTGATACAGAGTTTACATTACCCCAGTTATATGCTTGATTCAGTCCATTAGAATCATCAATTAGTTGTCCATTGACTAAACGAACTCCCATAGTAACCTCTACGATATTTTATAAGGATTAACGAAACTAAAGTCAGGTGTCATTGCTACGTCTGTTGTAGCAGGGTCTACATTTAGTTTCATGTTGATAAAGTTAGATAAATAATCGAACGATGCCGAATAAGTATCCGGTGTTGTATTTGATGCTAAAAATGATGTTGGGTCATACATTCTGTATCTTAACCGTTGTGCTTCCAACACTGCTTTAACATCATAAGATGCGTTTTTAATTGTTTCCTGTAGTTCTTCTAATTCACGTTGTGCCGCATTATATCTTGCAGTCTCTTCTTCAGATTGTACTTGAATGTTTGCTAATTTTTTAGCGTTCTCGGAATTGTACATTTCTAAACCAGCTTTAGACAACATGCTTAGTGCCTCAAATGAACTCATATTAGTTAATTGAGTTAAGCCACTTGTAATACCTTCTTTAACACTTTGTGCTACAGATTCTGCAGTAAGATTTGTAGCAGATTCTCCAAGACTTTTAATAGTATTAATTACATTATTAAACGACTCTTTCACAGATTGTATGAATGAATCTATAACAGTTTGGCTGGTACTTTTTACCACTTCTGCACTAGCTTGAGTAGCAGTTTGTTTACCTACTTCTGAACCATAAGGCATAGCAGATTGGTTGTTACTCATTTGACCGCCAAGGTATGAAGCAGCAATCATAATAATTACAGCTACGATTAAAGCAATAATACCTCTTAAGCCAATAGCTTTTAATAAAGGCATTAATGCATATTTAAATACTAAAGATGTAATAATAGATACTACAACTGCTCTAATTAAAGTTTGAATAGCTACATTCGCTGCAGCAGCACCAGCAGCGGATGAACCTCCAGAAGGTGCTGCAAAAATAGTACCAACTACTGCAATAATTGCTTGAACTACGTGCATTACAATCTTAACCCATTTAGCTTTACCTTTACTTTCTGTATGAGTAAAACCATATAGTATAGGTATACGTTGTGACATACGTTCAAGTTCTGCACCACCAACCCTACGAATAACATTATAATCTACCGGCATCACACCAAAATGTGACATACGGGTAATATAATAATGTCGTTTACTGATACGATGTTTCATATCATAAGTAGCTTCAAAATCTTTCTTCTTAGGAACATATTTATTATGATTTCTAGCATACTGTAAACTTAAGTCAAACCATGCAGTAGCCCAATGAATCTTTTGAATCATCTTAGAATAGAAACATAAACCAGCTACAGCATAAACTTCAAGTTTACCATTATTACCTTCTTTACAGAAGAATGTGTAGTTAAAGTCTTTAAACACAGTACCAATATCTAGATTTCTATCAAATGTTCCAGAAGTAGTATACTTCTGTCCACCAATGTTATGTTGGGTACCATTCTTAGAAGTATGATAAGTATCTTCTGCAAATTCTTTTGGAGGTTCAATAAGAGACTTCAACTCATCAATACTATTTATTGTGATTGGTTTACCACGTTTAATTTCTTTTAATCTACGATAACGTTTAATCTTACGTAATGAACCATTCAATTCTATCTTACGGATATACATCCATGACATACCACCATAATCTAAGCCTGATTGGTTCTTCCATGTAAAATGCTTCATAGGAAGGTCATAGAGACTGGTAGCATTAGCTACTGCTACATTCCATTCAGCAAAGTCTCTTTCTTCGCCATAGAGCCTGTATAAGCGTTTAATCATATAGAACCAATAAGCTTGAATCTCTGCAATGTTAGACGAGAAATTTACAGAACACATAATAGAACGTTGTCTAGTATTTGTTGTACCATTCTGATAGTTCTTATCAGCAATCATACTAGATGCAATAGCTTCATAATCTAAACCAAGCATTTCAGCTAGATTATCAATATGTCTCTTAGTAGCACTTTCAGATAGTTCTTTAGCAGGGTTATGTAACTTATTAAACTTAACCTTACGCTTTTGCGAAAGGTATCTATCTAATCGTCTCTGTAAAGCTCTAAGTGTGTATTGCTGACCATTATAAGTATAGAGTTTAGAACTATCTTTTCTATCTGATTTCTTATCCCTAGATTTTAATCTTGGATTAGATTGGTTTGGTTCATGGTCTATTTGATATTGTTTATCTTCAGCTTGTTTTTTCAAAGCTTCATCAATAATACGTTGAAGTTTTACAATCTCATCATTAGGACCAAGTTTAGGAACTAACCAAGTTTCTTCCCAAGCATCTTCACCAAAGTCTTTTACAGGAAGATACGGATATAACTTAAATACACTTGGGTCAGTTTTTGAAGATATCTCGCCTGCTGAAATTCTTGATGGGTCTTTTCGACTATCCATAAAAAACTTTAATGCAGATGAATTAGTTAAACCGGATTCAGTCATATAAGCAAAGCTTTCTTTGTTATATGTAATTTCATGTGTTTCAGTAGTAATTATATAATCATAAGTATAATCTGGGTCACCACTGCCAAAGTTATGAGTATTTATCTTTTTAACTTCTGCATATCTACGGTAAATCTTACGAGTATATTTGATATCAATCTTAGATTCAGTATCTTGTTCTTTGTCTAACTCTTCTTCAGATTTAGCATCCATATAAACAGAACCAGATTCACTATCACCAAATGGGTTATATGCTTCTGCCCATTCTTTAAGAAGAACTTTATTACCAACAGTTTTAGGGTATCCACTAGGAATCTTTTCCTCAAAATAAATCTCACTAGATGTAGTAGAAGATTTATATTCTGGTTCAGAATAGTCCCAGTAAATTACACCAATACTAGGTTCAGGTAAGTCAGACAAATACAAATACTCTCTTGGTTCAGATACAGTTCTAAGTACTGTTGCACCTTTATCAGTCATATTTACAGCAGTAGCTTCGTACTGTTTACCATTATAAGTATCATTAAACTCGTCAATACCGTAAGTATCTTTTACTCGTTGGTTCAAGTATGGACCAAGTTTATGGTATTCAGGTGTTGTAGATGCAATATAAGTATATGGCTTAGAACTTGGAATAAATATCTTAGCCATTTTCTTATCAAGCTTTGTACCTGCAGTATTACCGGTTAAAGTCTTTAAATTCCAATTCCAGAATCTATTACCAAATCTTGCTCGTGCATATTGGTAATATCTTCTAAGATGTACACCTCTACCTTGTTGTAAAGCTTCTACAACACTTGAACCAATATCATCACCCTTTGCTACGGCTGCTGCTGCATAAGTAGCAATAGGGTCTGACATATAGTTACCATTGATTTCATCAGAATACTGCGTGAAATAGTGGTAATACCTTGTAGTGCCTAACCCCATTAGTTACTCCTATTTATGGTTATTTGCTGATGTTTTGGTTGCAACTTTAGCATCCATTTCATCATCAGTAATATAGTCTGCATAACCATCTGGCATTGCAAATGTATCAATAGGCATATTAAACATTTTATGTGCTGCCCATGTCATCATACGGTCAATACCAAGTGCAGAGTATGAAGATGGAGCCATAGTAGCAATATCTGCTGTTTTCTTCGCAGCCCAACCTGATTGTGCTTGGTTCATAAACTTAATAAAGCCATCTCGTTCAAACCCTACAGCTTGTGCTTTGTTTACAGCAATCTGAGCACCCAATACACCGCCAACAGGTTTACCATCAATACGGTCATTATATTGAGCTTTAGCAGCTTTAATTTGTTCTTCTAATGCAGCTAATTGAGCATATGCTGCAGCAGTTTGTGCTTTAACCAATGCTAAACCTTCTTTCTCTTTTTCAAGTTGTTGTGCTTGGAGTTTAATAGCTGCTTTAGCTTGTACTTTTTGAACATCTGCTAACATTACCTGTTTAAGTTGTAATTGAGTTTGAGCGTCTGTAAGTTTAGTATCTTCAACAAGTTTATTATTTGCAAGAGCTTGTTGGTCAAGTTGCAATGTTTGTAACTGAGTAGCAATACCAGCTTGTTTAACTTGTTCTTGAAGGATATAAGCTTGTTCTTTGAGATGCTCATTTTGGATTCTTTGTGCATCAGTTTGAGCCAAGATTAAATCAGTTTGAGCTTGGATTTGAGGATATTTTTCTTTTTCGAGTTCAGATTGTACTTTCAATAATTCTACTTGTTTAAGTTGAGCTTCTAACTGAGCATATTGTAAACGTAACTGAATAGGTAACATTAACATATTAGCTTTAGCTTGTAATACTGCTACTGCAGCTTGTACAGCCTGAACTCTCATTGCATATGATTGGTTCAAAATATTAGCTTTCTCTAATGCATATTGTGCAGAAGTCTGAATGCCTTGAACCAATAAAGTAGAATATACATTTGCTACATCAGCTTTAGAAATAAGATTTCTATTAGTCATCATTTCTAACTGGTTCAT